TCCAGGCCGCCCTGGTGCGCGATGATTGGAAGCGTCTCAGAACTTCTCGTCGAAGTCGTCTCTGCCTCTGGATCTACGACCTGAGTGTCGGTCATGCCAGAACTCCTGTTGTGCGTCACCTTCCATCTGGCCGAACAGGGTGTACTCACCGAAGTAGTACATCAGCACGGTGCCAGTGGGCCCGTTGCGTTGCTTGCCGACGATGATCTCAGCCACCTTCTTCCACTTGGTCTGCTCGTCGTACACCACATCGCGATAGATGAACAGGATCACGTCTGCGTCCTGCTCGATTGATCCTGACTCTCTGAGATCTGAGAGCCTGGGATGCTTGTTGTCTCGTTTGTCCACGTCTCGATTGAGCTGGCTGAGCGCCACCACCGGGATGTCCAGCTCCTTGGCCAGGGACTTCAGGCCCCTGGTGATGTCTGAGATCTGCTGGGCCCGGTGGATCTGGTTGTCGCCGCTCATGAGCTGAAGGTAATCCACGATGATCACCGCAAGATCTGGATGCTGCTGCTTGACGCGCCTGGCCCTGGCCCTGATCTGCTGCATCAGCATGGCCGGAGACTCATCCAGAATCATCTTCGAGTAGTTGATCTGGCTCACACCTTTTCCCACACTCTCCCACTGCTCATCGTTGATGTCGCCGGAGAGCAATCGATCGAGCGGCACCTTCGAGTGCTGCGCCACCGACCTGGTGACGATCTCCATCGATGACATTTCCATCGAGAACACCAGCACAGGTCTGGTCTCTCCTACGTGGTTGGCGATGTTGATTGCCAGGGCTGTCTTTCCCATCGATGGCCTGCCGGCAATCACCACCAGGTTCTGTCGCTGGAGCCCGTTGATTTTCTTATCCAGGTCACGGTAGCCAGTCGAGATCCCTGGGATCGACTGTTCCATGTGGAACATCGTATCCAGGTTCTCCATCCAACCAGGCATCAGCGTCTTGATCTCGACCGGACCTGACTGCGAGTGGTCGCGTCCTATATCCATGACCTTGGCCTGAGCCTCTGACAGCACCTCGTCTATCTCCCTGCTGTCGTCGGCCAGCTCGCGCACCTGGTTGGAAGCCACGATCATGTCACGCCTCACCGATCGCTCCTTCACGATGCCGGCGTAAGCGCGGACGTTCGCGGATCCAGGTGTCTCCTGGTACAGCGTCGTCAGATAACCAGTGCCACCAGCATCATCCATGAGATTCATTTTGTGGAGGTGATCCATGATCGTCACGATGTCCATCGGCGCATCCAGCTCGTCGAGCTTCACCATGGCATCCCAGATGATGCGATGGTCAGCTCGATAGAAATCATCTCGACCGATGATGTCCTGCACATCCATCAGCGCCTTGCCGCCTGAGTGAATGATGCCGCCCAGGACAGCCTGCTCTGAATCGATCGACATTGGTGGTGGCTTCATTACCTGGTTCATTTCCTCTCCACGTATTTGTTCTCGAAGACGCCGACCATAGCAGTCTCCCTGATGCAGAAATCGAAGTTGGCTACCCAGCTCCTATCGTTCTGACCAAGGAGGAATGGGCAGTTGTTGGTGATGAATTTGAAGTAGCGTTCCCAGGTATCCAGGCTGTTGAAGCACCTCTCTTTACCTTGCACCTCGACGCTGAATGTCTTCCACCTGGCTCGCAGTGCTGCCTGTCTTTTGTTGTTGATGACCTTGACCTTGGGTAAGGCAGGACAGTGTTCGTGATAGAGATCGACGATCGCCTGGTGGGGCACCCTCCCCGTAGGGGAGGTATTAGGTTTCTTCTTGGTTCTTGGTTCTTGGTTCTTGGTTTGCATTGCGGATGCACATGCGTCCGCATCTGCGTCAGCATCTAACGTCTGGTTTTTCCAGCGTTTCTCTGCTGCCTTCTTCGCCTGGGCACCCTTCTTTTCGATGCGAACATACTCTCGATGCAGTCTTCTGTTAATCAGGGTGTGGGAGTTTAGCTGCTCGAACTTATCCTCCAGGTAGGTTTTCCAGATGTCCTTCCACTGCTCTGCATTGTGAAAGCCAGCTATCCTGGCGACATGCCTTTGATCATACGGAATGCCTTCGTTGTGCCATTGGTAGTTCATCAGCCTGATCAGCGCACCGACAGCCTCTGGAGGCCAGGATGCGGTGTCTGCGGTGAAGTCTCGCTCGAATAACGGATACCATGGCATCCGGGGCTTCCCGGCTCCAGCCAATGGTTTCTCGCTCATGCGCCCCGTTCTCCGATTCAACTGTACCCTGGGAACACATGGTATATGGCCTTGTTTATGTGGTCAAATACCTTGCAATCAGGTAGTCAAGCAGTCAGAATAGGCGTCTGGGTACAGTAGAAATTGGAGCCGCCATCTATGTCAAATGACAAGCCACGACTACCTGCCGTTGTTCAGCATGCCGTTACGGGTGCGCGACGACCGTTTGAGAAGATCTCCGGACGAGGTGGTCACCTGGTTACCTGGGAGAAGGAGTCGATGTTCGCTCTCCAGCTCCTGGCTAGGAATACTCTGCTCCAGAAGTGCGAGCCGCATTCTATCCGTGATGCCGTGGTCAACATCGCATCGATCGGACTCTCTCTCAATCCGGCGCTGAAGCACTGCGCCCTGATCCCTCGATACAACAACTCCCTCAAGCTCTACGAGTGCCACTGCGATCCGATGTACCAGGGCCTGATCGCTATCGCGACCGATGGCGGATCCGTGGTCAGCGTCAGTGCTGAAGTCGTCCGTGATCGTGATCGCGAGGATGGCAACTTCAAATACTTCGCCGGCACTGAGCCGCGAATCATTCATACACCTGATCCATTCATGTCCCAGGAAATGCGCGGCGAAGTGATCGGTGCTTATGCTGTTGCCGAGATCCAGGGATCCAAGCATCCGCACTGCACGTTCATGTCGATCGAGGAGATCGAGAACGTCCGTGACAAATCGGAGCTGTGGAAGAAGCACAAGAAGGGCCCATGGAAAGACTGGTTCGATGAGATGGCGAAGAAGACCGTCATCAAGCGAGCGCAGAAGACCTGGCCGAAGGGCACTGGTCGCCTGGAGAAGGCTGTCCAGTTAGCACACATCGCTGATGGCTACCCTGAGAAGGATGCGCCGATCGACGTGAAGCCGGTCGAGCTGATCAGCGATGAGCAGGCCAAGGAGCTTCGAGCTGGAGCCAGGAAGGCGCACCTCAGAGTCGAGCGGATCTACAAGGCATTCAACATCGAGAAGATGGAGGAGTTGCCGCTTGATCAGTTCACGACCTGTCAGAAACGAATCAACACTGCCGGCCTGGTCCACATCTTGAAGACCGCGGAGGGCGAACCTCCGCTCAGGGTCTCCGCCAAGGATTGGGGCATGACCTATCCGGACCTGGAAGCGATGGGTGCTGAATACAAAACGAAGGCGATGATCTGTGAGTAAAGAACACGAGGAGTGGGACATTTTAGGTGAGCTGGGAGAAAAGCTCGTAGCTCAAATGGGCAAGTTCCAGGAGCTGAAGCTGGCCCTGGTTCACAGGGAGGTACAACGTATGGCCGATGACAACAGCAAGACAGTAAGCTGGACCGTTGAGAAGCGGGATGAGTTCAAGAAAGCCTGGAAGAAAGCCGACGAGGCCGGAGTGCTGGACTTCACCTTCGATGGCAACGAGTACCTGGTGACCTACGGTCGCTACCTCATCGAATACCTGGACTACGTGTTAGGCGAGGCCGCTTGAGGCTGGTCATTTACAATCGACTCCGGCCTGGCGCTGCCCATCTAGTGCCTCAGACAGCCACCAATTTCAGCAGAACGCTATGCGGTCGGACGTACCCAGGAGTCCTGGGAAAGATAGTCATTTACTCTGACGACCTGCACCTGTGCGGCGTCTGTCAGATAGTGCTGGAGTGTAGGAGACGAGATGGCTGAGCAACGCACATACGAGTGGTTCGCTGATCGCTGGGGCAAGATCACCATGTCCAAGCGCATCGATACTCTCCTGGGCAACCACGTCCACGACCTGAACAACCTGCTGAAGACTCTCAAGTGGGAGCAGGACCAGGCCACACCGGATCAGATCCGGCAAGCCTTCGAGGCTGAGACCAGGATCGGTGACGCAAGCCCGGCAATGTCCTGGGGCAAGCGCCACGAGGAGGAAGCAGTCACCCACTACGAGCTGAGCAGGAACGTCCAGGTCATCCGCTGTGGCTTCAAGGTGCATTCGATGTGGCCGAACCTGGTAGGAGACTCCACTGACTTCATCGAGTGCGCCGATGGCAACCTGGATGGCATGCCGTATTACGCCTGCGAGGTGAAATGCCCGTACAATTCAGACAACCACAAGAAGACCCTGCGATTCGGAATGTCCACCTGGCATCACAACCAGACCCAGGGGCACATGGAAGTACACGACTTGGACGAGGGCAAGTTCGTAAGCTACGATCCGCGACACCCTATTGAAGAACAGCAGATCTACGTCCAGACAATCGATCGAGATCTTGCCTGGCAGAAACTGTTCCGCGAGAAGATGGAGGTGTTCGATGACCACTTCAGAAATGGGACGTTTTACGAGCATGCCGTTGCCAAGGCCACGGATGGAATCCCTTCTATGTTCTGACATGAAGCCGATGACCATCGAGCAGGAAGCGGCTTACACGAAATACAAAATTGACCACACGGAGATCAATCGCAAGCAACTACATGACTGGAAAGTGAACTGGGAAGTGAACTGCCTGGCCATGAAAATTATCGGAGATCGCTACAATGCCAACACCTAAAATCCAGACGCCGGCTACGCTGCTCACGCAGTCACAGCCGCTCATCGACAACGCCAACAACCTGACAGACCAGGCTGAAAAAGCTGTGGTCACATCCGCTGAGGAGTTCGCCACGGCAACTGATTTCGTGCGGATCTGCCAGGGCCAGATCAATATGTCAGAAGACGCCAGGAAGGCGATCGTCCAACCACTGAACGATCATGTGGGCTGGATCAATGATCAGTTCCGACCGATCGTCAATGCCCTGAAAAATGCCAAAGACAAAGTGTCAGGCAAGGCTGCCACCTGGAAGCGTGAAGAAGACAAGCGTGTACGCGAGGCAGCAGCAGAGGAGCAGCGCCTGGCAGATGAGCAAGCTATCAAAGACGCTGAGGCTGCCGCAGAAGCTGGTGACGATGAGCGAGCTGATGCCATCCTGGAGGTCGCCGCAGAAACGCCAGCTCCAGTGGCAAGGGCTCCTGCCGCAAGAGGTACGCTTACAGGTGCCACCGGATCTACCAGGACCAACTGGAAGGGCGAAGTGAAGCTCGACGACATCATGTCGGTATGCAAGTCCATCGCTGAAGGGAAGCTCCCCACCAACATGATCAAGGAGTGGAACAAGACCGTGATGAACGGCATGGCCAAGCAGGTCGGCGCTGACTGGCCGGATGACCAGGACGAAGGCAAGCATCACGGCATGACCGTGAAGCGCGATGTGGGCCTGTCAGTACGATGAATTATTCAGAACATGCGTGGAGATTGCGACTGCCGCCACCTCCACCTTTGTAACCCATAGCTGACAAATTTGAGGAGACCGCTATGAACAAGGTAATGCTGATCGGCAACCTGGGGCAAGACCCAGACACGAGATACCTGGACAACGGTGATGCCGTGTCCACGATCTCAGTTGCCACCAACCGTCGCTGGAAAGACAAGACCAGCGGCGAGCAGAAATCACATACGGAATGGCATCGATGCGTAGCCTTCGGCAAACGAGCTGAGACTATCGCCAAGTACCTGCGGAAAGGATCCAAGATCTTCGTCGAGGGCGAGATGCGAACCAGGAAGTGGGATGACAAGGAAGGCGTCACCAGGTACACCACTGAAGTCCGCATCGAGAACTTCGAGTTCCTGGACAAGAAGGAAGCCGGCGACCGGCCTCCACATCCCGCGGATGAGCCGTACAACACTGGCGAAGGCAAAGCGCCTGACACGGACCAGGATGGTCTGCCACCTCAGTCACGCACGGACGCTGATGACTCCAAGCCACCACCTGACGACTTCGACGATGACATTCCTTTTTAGGCAGGGCCCACTTCGCAGGATCGTAAGGGCTCGATTCTGTCAATCGAAGTATTCGCCGCAAGGATCCGGCAGTGCAGAGATTGAGCTGAGCTGCGGCCATACGATGTATCGCAAGTGGTCTCAATGCCCGACCTATAAAGCCCGTTGTTTTGAGTGCAGAGAATGACGTGCGATTCGATCTCAAGCGCCCTTGCAAGCTCTGTCCATTTGCCAACACACCGGAAAGGATCACGTTCGCCTGTCGCGAGAGGGCCAGGGAAATTGAGGAGCATGCTTACCGACGAGGTTTTGTTTGTCACGAGCATGCCGAATGTATTGAGGAAGACGATTACTGCGATGGAGGATTCGATTTTCGAGCGGACGGATCTTCACAGCACTGCTTTGGCGCTATCGCTATGCACGTCAAAGACGGTGGATCCTCTGTCCCATGGGAAGGGCTCAGCGAAGAAGAACAGGACCGCTGGTGGAGTCGCGCAGACAAGAAAGCATTGGAGAC